ATTGGAAAGATGAATTCGTGCTTTTGACGATTTCTTCACCACTTTTTTTGCTCGCTTGGTCTGTATTTGCAGAAGATGAAAAGATGCAAGAAAAGATTGACTTGTATTTTCAAAAATTACAAGAGATGCCTTGGTGGATAGTGGGCCTCTGGGTTTCAGTAGTCGCGGCCATATATGGACTTAAGGCAACTGATGTGATAAATATGAATAAAGGAAAATAATATGGCTGACAAAAAGAAATTTTCAAAAGCTCCTAGTCAAAAACAAAAATTTCAATTTACAGGTCTTGAACCTAAAATGGAATACAAAGGTAACCCTTATGAATCTATAAAGGATACTGACACTGAAGTAGATATGAAGGATATGGCTGTTGTATTTAGTAAAGGAGATGATGATGGATTTACTGATGTTTTAATTGGGCCTAAAAGAGCAGGAATAAGAATTAAAAAGAAATTTTTTAAAGGTGGTTTAGTTAGACAAGGTAAACCAAAAATTGCAACAAAAGGATGGAGATAAAATGCGAAGATATTTTAGTAAAGGTTCAAATGTTATTGGACCAAAAGACATAAATAAAAACGGTCAAATTGAAAGCTGGGAAGAAGCTAGAGCTAAAGGAATGGCTGAAGGTATGGGTAAAAAATATGTTGCTAGGGAAAATGCAAAAAAAGGCGGATCTATGTATCACAAAACTAAATCTGGAAAAATGGCGAAGAAAGGCCTTTGGTACAACATTCAACAAAAGAAAAAAAGAATTGCAGCTGGTTCTGGTGAAAAAATGAGAAAACCTGAAAGCAAAGGTGCACCAACTGCTAAAGCAATTAAAAAATCACAAGGCAAATAATGTTTAGAAAACAATTCCAAAAAGGATCACCAAGAATATTTGATCAATTGGAACAAAATGTTCCTTATCCAAAAGGACATTCAACTCAAAGAACAGGATTCAGATCAGGAAGTAAATCTCCTGCGTGGCAAAGAAAAGAAGGTAAATCTGCATCAGGTGGATTAAATAGAAAAGGAATTGCATCTTACAGAAGAGCAAATCCTGGTTCTAAATTATCTATGGCTGTAACCACAAAACCTTCAAAACTCAAGAAAGGTAGCAAAGCTGCAAACAGAAGAAAGTCATTTTGTGCCAGAATGTCTGGAATGAAAAAAAGATTGACTTCTGCAAAAACAGCAAGAGATCCAAACTCAAGAATTAATAAATCTTTGAGAAAATGGAACTGCTAAAATGAATGGAAGACTTAGAATTAATAACTAAGATACAAAGACAGTTAAAACAACTATATCAAAACGTCGGAGACACAATGATGTCTGGTGGTGTTGACAATATGGAAAAATACAAGTATATGTTAGGTCAGGCACACGCCTACCAATATATATCACAGGAAATCTCTAACCTGCTAAACAAGAAGGAGCAAAAAAATGAGCAAGGAACAATTATCGACCTCAACAAACGAGGTCCCAAAGCATAGAAATGCATTGGAAGAAAAATATCAATCAACAGAGTCACACGTAAAAAGATTAGATCAAGACAACATTCAATCTATGGTGGATCAGTTACCTGAACCATCTGGTTGGAGAATGTTAGTTCTACCATTCACACCTAGAGAAAAAACAAAAGGTGGGATCATATTTTCACAAGAGTCTTTAGACAAAGCAAGGATCGCAACTAATTGTGGTTATGTCATAAAGATGGGACCATTGGCTTATGGAGACAAAGAAAAATTTCCAACAGGCCCTTGGTGTAAAAAAGGAGATTGGGTTATCTTTGCCAGATACGCTGGTTCAAGATTACCAATAGAAGGCGGAGAAGTCCGTCTCTTAAACGACGATGAGGTTCTTGGAACTGTTAAAGATCCAGAATCTGTATTGCATTACATTTAACATAGGAGGAAACTATGCAAGAAGAAAACGAAAAGATGGTTGACATCGATACTTCTGGTCCAGGTGCTGACATTGAGTTACCTGAAGAAAAACAAGAAGACGTTGTTGAAACCAAAGAAGAATCTAGCCCCTCGACTCCCGATACTAGCAACGAGAAGCCAGTAGAGGATAAAGTAGAAGCGAGCGACGAGAAGCCAGAGGCTGAGAAAAAAGAACAGAAAGAAGAATTACAAGATTACACAAAAGACGTTCAAAGAAGAATAGCTAAGTTAACTAAAAAATGGAGAGAAGCACAAAGGCAAGCTGATGAAGCATTGCAATTTGCAAAAATCCAAAAAGAAGAAAAAGAAAAGATAGAAAAGAAATATTCTTCAGTTGAACAAGTAGCCGTTAAAGACAGAGAAGAGCGAATCAAATCAGGAATGCAAGCCGCAGCGGCTAGACTAGCAGCAGCTAGAGAAGCACAGGATTTTGCAGCTGAAGTTGAAGCTCAAAAGGAGATAGCAAGACTAGGATACGAAGAAGCTAGACTTGTTGAAACCAAACAAATGGCAGAAGAAGCAGCAAAAGTTGCTCCTAAACAACAGGAATTGCCAAGAATCACACCACAACAAACTGAACAAGCAGACCCTAAAGCAGAGGCTTGGGGAGCTAAAAACAGATGGTTTGGTACTGATACTGCAATGACTTACACTGCATTTGACCTACATAGAAAACTAACGGAAGAAGAGGGTTATGACCCTGCAAGTGACGAATACTATGCTGAAATTGATAAAAGAATAAGACTTGAATTTCCGCAGAAATTTGATACAAATAGCAACAAGGCTGAAAATACGACCAAGCCTACACAACAAGTAGCTTCAGCGAAGCGAAGTGTAAATAGTTCTGGTCGCAAAACTGTGAGACTCACCCCTTCTCAAGTTGCTATCGCTAAAAAATTAGGAGTGCCATTAGAAGAATATGCGAAACAATTAAAAATCACGAAGGAGGTATAAGCATATGGAAAATGAAAAAATAAGAACTTCTCGTGCGAGTCAGTCTAGAGAAAAAGATAAAAGACCTCAGACTTGGACTCCACCATCATCTTTAGATGCACCACCTGCGCCAGACGGTTATAGGCACAGATGGATAAGAGCAGAGGTAATCGGGTTTGATGATACTAAGAATATGTCAGGTAAAATAAGATCTGGCTTTGAATTAGTTAGAGCAGACGAATACCCTGAAACAGATTATCCATCAGTGAAAGACGGAAAATACGCAGGAGTCATCGGAGTTGGCGGCCTTTTGCTGGCAAGGATACCAGAGGAGATCGCAAAATCTCGAGAGGCGTTTTTTAAACAACAAACGCAATCTAGAGAAGACGCAGTAAACAACGATCTTATGAAGGAACAGCACTCCAGTATGCCGATTAATGCTGAGAGACAAAGTCGTGTAACTTTTGGTGGTACGAAAAAATAATTTTTTTGCGCTATCAACGTACGCGATACTAAATAACAAAAACTAAGGAGAAAAATAATATGGCTAACAAAGACGCAGCTTTCGGTCTAAGACCGATAGGCAAAGTAGGTCAGAATAAAGATAACCAAGGTTTGAGTGAATATAGTATTGCAGCAAGTTCATCTGCTATCTACCAAAATGATCCAGTTCAAGCTTTAGGCACTGGTTACATTGGTGTACAGAATACAACTACTGGCGTAATATTAGGTTCCTTAAACGGAGTATTTTATACTGACGCATCGAGCTCAAAACCTACGTGGGCAAATCACTTAGCAGCAGCTAACAGTGCAACAGACATTGTTGGATTTGTAAGTGATGATCCATACGAAAGATTTGAGATCCAATGTAGTTCGACATTACCAATCGCAAGCATCAACGGTCTTATGGACCTTGCTACTTACGCAGCTGGTAGTTCACCGAACTATGTATCAAAAGTAGAACTTAACTCGACAGCGGTTTCAACATCGACTGATCAATTTAAAGTTCTAGGAGTGACTAAAGATATTGAAAACAATGAATTAGTGAATGCTACAACATATGCAGCAAACGTTAACGTTGTTGGTATAATCAATACTCACTTCTTAAAATCAACAGCTGGAATATAAGGAGATAAATTATGGCTATATCACGAGGACAACTAGTTAAAGAACTAGAGCCAGGTTTGAATGCTTTATTCGGCTTGGAATATAAAAGATACGAAAATCAGCACGCTGAAATTTTCGACACAGAAAATTCTGACAGAGCTTTCGAAGAGGAAGTAATGTTATCAGGATTTGCAAATGCACAAGTAAAACCAGAAGGTTCAGGTGTGACATTTGATTCTGCGCAGGAAACTTTCACTGCTAGATACACGCACGAGACAATTGCTCTTGCATTCTCAATCACTGAAGAAGCGATTGAAGATAACTTGTATGATAGATTAGCTTCTAGATATACAAAAGCATTAGCAAGATCTATGGCAAACACTAAGCAAGTAAAAGCTGCAAGCGTATTAAACAATGCGTTTAGCAACTCTTACGCTGGTGGTGATGGTAAGGCGCTTTTAGCGACTGACCACCCAACTATCGCTGGTACTTTCAGAAACGAATTATTGGTTTCTGCAGACTTAAACGAAACTTCATTAGAGCAGTCGTTAATTGACATTGCGGCTTTCACTGATGAAAGAGGTTTAAAAATCGCTGCAAGAGCTGTTAAAATGATAATTCCTTCTGAATTACAATTCACTGCTGAGAGATTGATGAAATCTCAAGGTAGAGTAGGAACAGCTGACAACGATATTAACGCTATCGTTTCTATGGGAATGATTCCACAAGGTTATGTGGTTAACAACTTCCTAACAGATACAGATGCGTTCTTTATCAAAACTGA